AGACCGGGCAGTATGAGAAGGTGCCGCGGATAAAGAGGGCCGGGAGTGGGAGTGACGGGGATTTGCGGGCTAACATAGTTTATTTTCATATAACGGACAATCCGTATTACGGGTGGGAAGCGCGGCGACCTAACGAGCAAAAGAGCGGGGCGCAACGTTTTTACGAGCTCTTGAAGGGAGCGCCGCGGGAGAAGGTGCTTTCGCGGGCGTATGGGATCTTGACTACCGGGGCGGCACAGGCGTTTCCTCTCTTCAGGGAGGCGGTGCACGTGGTAAAGGCGGGGGCGGTGCCGCCGGGCAGTGTGAAAGGCCGCTTTGGGGAGAAAGTGGGTGTAGCGACAAATTACATGGTCTTAGATCCGTGCAGTGGGCGCAACTGGGCGTTTGTGTGGATTCGGGTGACACGGGATGAGAGGTGGTGGGTGTACCGTGAATGGCCGACTCACGGGCACGTGGGCGCGTATATTCAGGGGGTAGGCGACCCCGGGCCGTGGGCTTGTCCGAGTAGCGAGAAGATGGACGGGGAGAAGGGTCCGGCGCAAACGCCCTTCGGGTTTGGGCTTTTGCGTTACCGCCAAGAGATCGCGCAGGCGGAAGGCGAGGAGGAGATATTTGAGAGGTGGATAGACTCGCGTTATGGGGCCAGTCCGACCACGCAGTACGAGGGGAACACGACGTTGATAGAGCAGTTGGAGGGACTGGGTTTAAGTTTTCTGGCGGCGAGCGGGAAGTCGATTAAAGAGGGGATCGACCTGATAAACGATAAATTGTATTACGACGAGGGGACAAAGATTGGGGAGTTTAGCAAGGATCTGGCTCGGGTTAACGTGCCGCAGCTAATGGTGAGCGAGAACTGTCCCAACACGATCTTTGCCTTGAAAGAGTGGACGGGGAAAGACGGGGAGCAGGGGGCCTGCAAGGACTTTGTTGATCTGCTGCGCTATGCGCTTCTGGCGCGGTTGAGTTATGTTGGCGAGGACAGCTATGTGTGGAGGCGATTAGCATGAGGTTAAAAAAGCGTTTTGAAGCGAACATAGTAAAGGTGCCGGACACGGACTGCTGGATTTGGATCGGGTCGCGTGCGGGGAGAGCTTATGGGCAATTTCACATTGATGGGAAGAAGCACTATGCGCATAGGTTTGCCTACGAACTTTACGTTGGGCCGATACCGGAAGGTTATTGCGTGTGCCATCATTGCGATAATCCGCAGTGTGTGAATCCGGATCATTTGTTCATTGGCACACATGCCGACAATGTTCGTGATAAAATTCAAAAAGGGAGAGGCAATAACGGTGAGAAGAACGGGGGGGCGAAACTTACCTGTGTGCAGGCTCATAAGATTCGGGAGTCGAAGGATATCGGTTTAGAGATAACGAAACGATTCGGTATTAGTGCGGCGCAGATCTCTCGGATTCGCAACGGGAAAAATTGGCGGGATGCGAAAACCTGAGAGAGCGAAAAAGCCGATACAATTTTTCTGTGGGACTCTCCCGTGGAAGCAACTTCGGTCCTACCCTGACATTGGGGACTATCAATGTAACGCGGACAATTCGCCTGCGGTGATTGGCGCTGCGGATACCGGCAACGACATATCAAACTGCGCGATCTTGGTTCACGAAATTGTGGAATCGTTTTTAAATTTTCTGCACGGGGTGAAGGAGGAGGACATAACGCTCTTTGACAAGAAGTGGTTCGCGGAAGAAGCGGCGGGGGTAAAGCATTTGCAGGAGGGGCCGGGGGACGATCCTTTAGCCCCGTACCACACCTGGCACCTGGTCGCTACCCGATTCGAGCGGGAGTTTATCGAGCAAGCAGGAATGTCGTGGGCTGAACACGAGGAGAACTGCTCTCGTGTGTACCGGAACAGTTATTAACTTGACATGACCACTTGTACTGTATAGCAATTCTTTCATGGCTGGCGGCAGCGGCAACATGGCTTTAAGCAGCCTCTTCCCCGGGATGGGGCAGTTGGGGTTGACCGGGAACGCGCCGTTTGAAATTCGCGGCCCATTGGCGAGGAACCAGTATAGCGGGTTTAGCGGGGGCACGCCTGCCCAAGGCGATGGATGGAATCTGGCAGGTTCAATACAAAGCAGCGATCCGGGGGCGCTTACGGCAATCAAGGCCCCCGGTTTTACGCCTGCTGGTGTCTCGCGTAACAACGATCCCATGATGCACAGGGCGATGATGAGGCGCAGAGCGCCGATGATGCGCCGCCGGTTCCCTGTGGCAGACCCGGCCCAGTACATGGGCAGGATGCGCTACTAGTAGAGGCTTATGGGCGGGGGCCAAAGTCTTACCGGCGGTCAAACCACGGGGCAAAACCAGCAGTCACAGCAGCAGTTTGACCAGAACCTCATCATGCAGCAAATGCTGGCACAGATTCAGCAGTCGCAGGCTGGGTCGCAGATCGGGATACCGCCGTCGCAGATGCAATCGATGTACGGTTCGGGTCCGCAGGCGAGTTACGACCCGTGGAGTTACGGCGGGGGCGGCGGCTATGGCTAAGCTTGCCGATCATCCACTGTACGGCAACGAGGGACTGGTCAAAGAACTCAGCGAGTGGCTTCTTTCCCACGGGCACACCGTGTTGCAGATGTTCCAGTTTGGAGGGGACGAGAAAGAGCATTCGCTTAAGCTTTTGGAGATGCTCGATGTACGCCGGGTGGAAACCGTGCTCTCGCTGGGGTGCGGCATTGGCGGGATGGAAGCCTATTGGAAAAAGGAAGACCCCTATTTAAAATTTGATCTGGTCAACACTTCCACCGCGCAACTGGAAATGTGTTTGTGCGAAGGAAAACGGATATGCCATGATGCCGAGACCTATCAATACCGTGATGGGATCTACGATCTAGTGGTGATGGCGTATGTACTGGGGCATGTGGATGCAGAAAAGACCTTGAGAAACGCGCTGCGCAATACCGGGTTTGGCGGGTACTTGTTTATTTACGACGTGTTTGATGGAACCAAGCATTTCCGGGAAACGCTTTATTACAATACGCCGAAGCTCAAAGAGATGGAACGTTTCGGGGTGGAAAACGATTTGCGGTTTCTCCGGGTAATAGAAGGCGGGATACCGTTGTCCCGGTTAATGAAAAGTGAGGTGCCGTGGGCGGAAAAGGAATGCACTCCGGCGCTGTTTATCTTTGAGGTGTAAAACGTGATCTCACTTTGGAGGGGAGACGAAACTCTTGAACAAGCTGATGTTAAAGAGCCAGACCTTTCCTTACTCCTAAACGAGTTACGTCAGGCCCAGAGCGACGCCACCAACTACTATAACCGGATGGAAACAAGCCGTCTGTGGTGGCGCAGCGAATGGCGCGGACAAACCACCGATGGTCGGCAGCACTCGGACGAAATGGGAGAAGTTTTCCCGTGGGAAGGCGCCTACGACAGCCGTACACGAGTGGTGCAAACCCTGATCCGTGAGCATGTGAATTACGCGCTGTACGTGTTCTGGAACGCGAAGATCCAGGCGCGCAGCATCCGGCCGTTGACACAGGGTCGGCAAAAGAGCGTGGCGCAACGGATGTTGGAATGGCGGATCTACAACCACATGCAGAGCGAACTGATGCGGGAACTGCCGCTCTATTTCGGGTGGCGTTACGGATACGGGCTGGCGCTAATGTGGATAGAATGGGAGCAACAGCGGTTGGTGCAGAACTTTGACGTCAATCTGGCGACGCTCGACGATATCCTTACCGGGGGAAAGGCGCAGCAGGGACAAAGCATCATGCCGGAACTCCTGGATTTGTTTGCTGACCCCGAGAGAACAAAAGAAGCGCGGGATCTGATCAAGGGATTAAGTCCCCTTCTGTCCAACGGGGAAGCGGGCAAGATCGTGAAAGACCTGCGCGAAGTGCGCAGCGCCAAACTCCCCGTGAGCCATTTACTCTCGAACAAGCCCAAGTGGACGGCGCTGCGACCGGCAATAGATGTATTGATACCCAGCCAGGAAAGCAACATTCAGCAGGCCAGGTTTATTTCGTTGCGTGAACTGGTGACCGAGAGCGAGCTGACCGACCGGATCGGCACACACAATTACGACCCTGATTTTGTGGAAGAAGCGGTAAAGCACAAGGGGGAGTTTGCCGACTGGATGCAACAGACCCAGTGGAAGTACAGCGCCAGCGACAGCGATCGGGACATGATCGAACTGCACCACTTCTATTATAAGAGCATAGCAGAAAAGGAGGTGCCACGGGTTTACCGTACCGTGTTCAACGAGGCATCTATCGGGGGTCATAACCTGTATGCCACGCACGGGATGTTGGAATACGATCACGGGCAATACCCGTGCGTGGTCGGGCGCCGGACGTTTGAGCATCGCCCGATACTCTCCAGCCAGGGGATAGCGGAGGAAGCTTACACGGACGAGATGAACATCAAAACCCAGTTGGACGGGATTGGGAACCGGACAGACATCGTGCTCGCACCGCCGCTAATAGTGCCATCGACCAGGGTTGACGCGGTGCGAGGCACGTTCGGACCACGCGAGATCATGGGGGTAAACCGACCCAACGAAATCAACTGGATGCCGCTCCCTCCCTTTGACAATACGCCGCTGGAATTTATCCGCCTGGTGCAGGAGCGACTTGACCGGCGTTACCC